ATAGCTTTTGACTCTTTATTTTCGAGTACATCAGCAGCGATTTGCTTAACTAGCAATTCATATATAAGACCAGTATTGCGATACTTAGAATGTTTTATCTTCATTGTATACGTTTACTATATATAAATATGTATTAATTCTCTAAATCTTTAATATTGTCTTCACTAAGCATTTTAGCTTCAGGTGATGTTTCTTTTTTGAAGACTATATTCTTGAAAAGATCTTTATTTCTTAGATAAACTGTGTTTGTCTTAATATTTTCAGCTACTTTATCATTATCGGATGGATATCCACCTTTCATTCCGTGTTGTCCTAAAGGATCACGTCCACCCAAAGCATCGTTAGTGCCGTAAACTGACATTTTTTCTCTTGGTCTTCCTCCTTCTGGACCTGGTTCACCATGTCTAGGTAACTCTTCATACCCTTGAGGTACTTCTCCTTGACCTGCTCCTTTAGCTGTTGGAGTAGCTCTTCTACCGTACATAGAAGCTAAATCGTGTGGAGTACCATAAGTAGCACCGGATTTAGCAGGATCGTTTCCTTCTCCTTCTATTTGTGCTATTCTAAATGCTCTCTTAGAATCTTCTCTAACTAGGTCTCTCATTTCCATGTATGAATCTTCTGATAAATCGAATATTTTTTCGTATATATAATCTGAGGAGAATAGTTTAGAATCTTTCATTTGATTAGCTAAATCTACTTTTTCCTTAAGTAAAGCAATTTTTTCCTGTTCGAATATTATAGAAGGAGTAGTTAACTTAATTTCAAAGTTAGTTAAACTCTCTCCTGTAAATCCTTGAGAATATAAATGAACTAGAGCTATCTTAGTAAGCTCAGATTCCATTATTTTTTGTATTCTCTCTACTGTTCTTGCAAATCTAATATCTTCAGCAGCTAAAGTTGCTTTTCCAGATAGTTCTCCTTCATAGCCAAAATATGCTTTTGGTACTTTAAGAGCTGCAAACATCTTTTTGAGTAAGTAATCTACGTCTTGAGTACCATCATAATCTAATCCTTTAGTAGTTTCAATTCTTGTAGAAGTATCTCCTCCTCTTACAGGTAAGTAGAAATCTTCCATCATATTCTGCATATTGAAACGTAAGTTATATTGACCATCTTCTCCTACATAAGGAGTCTTTTTCATTTGATTCATGGTCTTTTGCATAAACTGCTCTACCTCATTAGGTGGAACGTTTCCTACATTAATATAGAACATTCTCTTTTCTGGAGCTCTCATTATTCTATGGATTAACATAGCGTCCTCCATCAAAGTAACTTGTTTAAATATTTTTCTAGCAGGCTCTATATAAGATCTACCGTAAGGTAAATAAGATGTATCAGATATTAATCTAAAGTGAGCAACCTCATAATTATCAAAATCTATTACTCTTCTATCATTTTTTCTTTTTGGTAAATAATTAGGGTGTTGAGAAGATGCTAATCCGTCAGGATCTAACTGAAATATTACTTTAGCTGGATTCTCTGGATCTTCTCCTTCTCTTCTGACCATGTGGTAAACTGTGTAAGGAAGAACGTTATAAATACCAAATTTTTCAGATATTTCTAATTTTAAGAAAAAATCTCCGTATTTACACATTTGACGAGTCCATGACCAAAGGTTGAATTCTATGTTTAAAACGTCGTAAAATAAATTATAAAGTACTCTCTGTATATTTTCATCAGAAGATTGTATCTGAAGTATTTCTCCTTGATCATTTTTTACGGTAGCTTCATCAGCTATAATATCTAAGGTAGAAGCAATTAATGGATCAGTATCCATAGCTTCATAATCAGAATATAACTGTATTCTTAACGTTTGATAGTTAAGATTAGGGTTAAATATATTTTTATTATTGTAGATATATAATCTACTAAATCTATCAATAAGTGAGTTAGTTTGATATCTACCAGTGGTTTGTATCTGATTTACATCAGCTATCTTTAGTTCTCTACCTCCAACGTTTCTAACAACTATATCATTAGAAAATAATCTTCGTAGTCTACCAAATAAGGATTTATCCGCCATTAATGTACGTTTTTAATAAATAGTCTATTTTAACAACCAGGAGATGTCTTCTTCACCACCGGGTGTCTTTATAAGATAAGGATTATCTGTCGGTTTTCCAACTGTTTTTATAACAGCTTGATTCTTTGAATTAAGGTTAGAAAAAGAAGATAGCTGTGCTCTAGCTAAATCCATACCCTGTTGTCTTAGTCTTAGAGCAGTATCTCTTACATATAGAGCTGTGCCAAATGCCATAATAAGGTCATCATTATATCTGTCCTGTGCTTGAGCCTTTCCGTTTTTCCATATGAATACTCTCATCTCACTTATAAGTCGTTTAGACTGTATTAAGACTCCTTTATCTCTTACGTATTCAATCATCTTTGCTACAACTAAAGGTCTAGTTTTAGATGACATAGTAAAGCCAGGTACTAATCTATCTCTTTCAAACTTAGTCATATAAGACTCTACTGTATCTCTATTGTTAGTAGGACTGTAATATAGGTTTCTATACTCTCTTTCCATTATCTGTTCTATGGTAGCCCATCCAATATTAGCGTTTTCAACAACTAATAAAGCGTCGTTATATTCTGAGGCTATTCCTACAAGTATATTACCAAAGTCTTTAGGTCTAATCTTACCTTTATACTCACCTACTTGATTACAATCCTCTATATCGAATATATGAAATGCTGAATAGTCAGTTGCATCACCTCGAGCAACGTCAGCTACTACCATATAAGATTTAGAGTAGTCTACTCCTTCCCATATCCATAGATTACTATCTACACCTCTTTTCTCCATTGGTTCCTTTTCATATGTCTTTTCATAATATAACATATCTTCTGGTTCAAATACTGTATCACCTGATGATAAGAAATCACAATCACATTCCTGTCCAGCCATTCTAGGTCCTAAATCGGCATCTTGTTGCTCTCTCCACTTTTCATCTCTTTCAGGATGTACAGTCCATGGTAATCTTATAGGTAAGAAACTATTCTCTCCTGTTTCTGCTTTTTCCCATGTTTGATGAAACCAGTTACCAATACCGTTAGGTGTTGATAAAGCCATACATTGACCACCGGTTGCTAATGTTTGTTGAGCAGCTGCAAATGTTTCGTCTATATTATCTATAAACGCTGCCTCATCTATTACTAGTAGAGATACAGCTTCCGATCTAGCAGCATCAGAGTTTGAAGATTTAGCTTGTATCTTAGAGCCGTTTTTTAATCTTAATGATAATTTATTCTTTTCTACTGATCTTAGTCTTAGCCACTTTGGTAATTGATCATACATAAAGATTACCTTTGTAACTAAGTTACGAGCAGTTGCTTGAGTAGTTGCTAATGCTAATACGTTTTTATCTTTATGAAATATCATCAACCATAAACTATAAGCAGAAGATAAAGTAGATATACCTAGCTGTCTAGATTTAAGAGTAATAATATATTGCTGTTCTTTAAAGTGTTGTAGTACTTTTTCCTGAAAAGGATATAAATTAAAAAGAATACGTCCACGAGTAGGGTGCTGTATATAACAGTACTTTTTCATGAAGTAGATAGGATCTTTAGCACATTTGATATATTCCTGTGCTATTATCTTTTTAATATTCTGTGCCATAACTATCCGAAAATAGACTTAAAATCTACTGCGATCTCGCTTCCTTTTATTTCAACTAACTCTAATAAGTTAGCTTGTCTTAGCTTATCAAAATCAATATAGAAGAAATGTACTTCTCCTTCCATTATTGCACTAGCAATATACCCTTCATCTCCAGGTTTAGTTTTAAATTTACTCATTACTAGCCTTGATAATACAGCTTTTGCTGCATCCGAAGGATCCTCAGGATTCTGTAATTCAGAATCTAATAACTCTAATTTTTCTTTTATATTTCTTATTATTTCAAATTTTTCTGCTTCTTGAGATAAAATTCCTGAATCTTTTACTTTAAAAATATCTTGAAAAGCTATTTGAAGTTCTACAGGTCTAAAGTTTGTAGGAGTTACTGCTTTTTTAGAGCTTTCTAAATTAAGAATTTTATAAAGTGAATGAAAACCAAAAACTATACTTAAAAGCCTAATATTTGCTTTTTGACTTGCAAATTTACCTAATTTTATTTTACCAGTATGTTTACCGTATGCTTTAACTTCTACCTTTTTATCTCCTATTCTTAAATCCGGATCATCTCCTCCTCTAGTATCAGAGGTTGTAACAGGTGTTTTTTGATGTTGATATAACCAGTATATAGCAAGTTCTCCAGGGCCTACTGATTGATCTGGTGATAATTTAAAAATTCTTTTATAAGCTTCTAGGTCTCTTCTGTCAACTTTAATAGTTCCAGATCCTGCTGGAACTGTATATTGACCAAATACTTCAGGTATTTTTCCTCCAAAAGCATCTTTAATAAGCTCATCATATTGATTAGATTCTTCTTTAATTAGCTCTTTACCTCCTAATTCCTCTATCAATCTATCTAATATAGCTTTATCTTCAAAATTATCCATTGATGGAGTACCTGTATTAGATCTCCAAGCCCATTCTGTATATAATTTATCTATTAAACTCATTATGCTTCTGGTTCTTCTCCTGCTTCGAAGTCAACAGGTTCATCAGATAAATCAGCTCCACCTGCATCATCAGCTCCTAAATCATCTCCTCCCAAATCTTCTTCTCCTCCACCGCCTCCGGCATCATCAGCTCCAGGGAAATCTCCTCCACCTCCACCACCGCCACCGGTGTCAGTGTCTACTTCTCCACCTTCGCCTCCTCCGCTCATCGGTGCTTCTCTATATAATACTTCTAATTTATCTAATGCTTGTTGATATTCTGATATATTATTAAGGTAATATCTTTTACCTAATATAGTTGCTTGAAAGCCTTCTCCCATCCATTTTAATGTATAGTCTTGGCCGTTCTTTAAATTAACTCTAAAAGAGCTAGGACGAGGAGATACCCAGTCTATACTCTCTACGAATTCTTTAAAGTCTTCAGTTTGTAATTTTATTATAGCTGCTTTAACTGTGGGAAACTTACCTAGTATTTTATCAGTAGAGTCTTCTAATACTGTATCAGGAGAAGCATCCATATCAGGTTCTTCTTCTGGTGCAGGTTCATCTTCTTCAGCTTCGTTTTGTTGAATAAGAGGTCTTAATTGATCTTGAGAAATATAGTGATCTTTATCTCCTACATTATATTCAGGTTTATTTAAACCAGGATTATGTTCTTCTTCTTCTATCTCGTCAAGCAAACTTTCTTTAAGAACTTCTTCGTATGCTTCTAGGATAATATTATTTAGTTTCGCTCTGTTCATATCTATCTCTCGGTTGTTGAAGTTTCATATCTCTTACGTCATCTTTTATTGATGCTAGAGCTCTTATAAAATCATTAAAATCATCTGCTGGTACTACTATGTACTTTCCTCCTATATTAATCTGAAGCATTAATCCTCTATCTCCACCTGAAAATCTAGTTATTTGAATACCGTTTCTATCGTATAAGTCAGTAGCTTCTTCTAATTTATTTTCATATAGATCGCTTTCTCCTTCGTCTATATAGTCTTTTAAGCTTTCTAGACTTATCATAAATTCATCAGCTATTCCTCCTATTATTTCTGCTGCTGCTTCTCTTTCTGAAATATCATCGTTGTTAGCCATGTTTTGTATAGCCTTTAATACATCATCGAAATCTCCTCTTCCTTCATCTAGTTCTTGATCTTTACCAATTCCAGATACTTTATCATCTTCTTTATCTAAAAGCTCTTTATGTTTTTTATTTATTTGTTTTACTTTATCAATAAATGCTTTTCTTTTCGGGTCGTCTTGAGGTAATTTATTCATAGCAGGAGCTTGTTGTTTAATAAGCCTCTTTGCTTTAGTAATTTTATCTAGTTCTGAATTTTCTTCCATATTTTCTAACTGTAAACCATCTATATTATCGTATCTAACTTCGTGCTCTTCTCCATCTTGATCTACTGCAAATACAGAATCATCCTTCCACATATTAGCATTATCGTCATTACCGTTTTTAGGGTTATAAATAATTAAGTACTTATCATCATGAGTTCTAATCATAGCATCGTCTGCTTGTCCTAAATAAGCTAATAGTTTTGCTTTAGTAAAAGGTCCGCTACTATATTCTTCAAGGTCAACTTCTTTTAATCCTTTTTCTTTTGCAATTAAATTTTGTATTGCTATAAGTTTATCTTTTTCTGGGTGATTTGCTAATCTTTCTGCTTCTTTAGCATCAGCGAATTCTTGATCAGTCATTTCTCTCATTTGTTTAAAATATTTTGTCATCTCGTTTCTTACGAGTTCTGTGTTAATAAAAGGTTCTCCTGAAGGTTTAACTCCTATGTCAGATATTTTTATATCATTATTACCGTCTAAAAGATATAGAGCGCTATTCATGATTTGAAATCTGTAAGAAACTTCAGAGTCATTCTTATATATAATATGTACTGTAAAAGCTTCTGGTGATGAGTTACCTGATAGAGCTGATGCATATACGTCTTTGATTTTAGCTCTCGCAACTTCATCTCCAGAATCATGTACTGCTTGTACTACTGCTTTACCGGCTTTACTTGCTATAATTTTAAGATGTTCTTTACTTAATTGATTAGCTTTATCTTCATATATATCATCCGGGTCTTCTATTTTATCTCCTTTTTTATATACTAGGTCAAGACCATCTATATCATCTAGAGCAACTATTTTACCAATTTTGTCGTAAAAGTATAAGTTTTTAGGAGCAATAGTACCTGGTTCGTAAATTTCGTATCCATCAGCATCTACTTCTTCATCTATATAACCTTCGTTTGTCCCTTTGATTTTTGCTATAGCAGCATCAATTTTATTAAGCATATCTCCATACTTATCTGCTATTGGACCTCCTTCTGGTTCAGCTTCCTGTTCCATATCTCTCATTACTTGGTCTCTTTTAGTTTGAAGTTTAGATAATATAGCTGAGTGTTTAGAGGAGGTTGGTTTTTGTTGTTTCTTTTTAGCAATTTTAGACTGTAACGCTCTTAGTTTCATAAGAACTGGGTCATTAATGTCTGTTCCTTCTTTATAGTAATCAGGATCTTCGTAGTAATCGTCTCCTTTTTTTCTACGTTTAGTATAATCAGTATCCTCACCATCAAAGACATCTATACTAGTGTCTAAAATATCTATATCGTTAGCTTGAAGATCCATTACAGCATCTACTAAAGTAGCTTGGTCTAAATTTTTAAAGTATATCGTATCTGGATCGTTTAATTCTACATAATCACCACCAAGTTCTTTCATTATAATTCCAATAGCTTTTTTATAGTCTCTCCTAGCTACTTTTACATAATGGTAATCTCCGGGTGCTTCGGTTGTTAATTTAACATTAACTCCTTTTTTAGCAAGTTTTTCTGCTTCTTCAGAATCTTTAGTAACTACCATACCTTTCTCTTGCTCAAGTAGTTGAGTTTGAAGAGATTCTTTTAGTAGTTCTAGATTTTTAATAGTTTTTTTACCTTTTTCTTTTACTGTTCCGTCCTTAATACATTTAAGAGTGTATTCACATTTAGATAAACGATCTTTTATTTCTTGATAAGTCATCATAGTATACGTATATAAATAAATAGATTAGTGTTCCCAAATACTAATAAACACAGATAGTAACTCATTCCACACTTTTTTATTATCTTTTACAGCGTGAAAAAGCGTTATATCGCCGTCTTTAAGTACGTTTAAGTTATTTATACTATTAATATACGAAAAATTTCCTTTAATTCCTAAGATACCGTATTTACTATAGTCTTTTATAGAAGATAAAAATGCATCTTCAGAGTATATAAAAGAATAAAGACTATCTTGAAACTCTATTTCTTCAAAAGTTTCAATATTAGTTAACTTTAATCCAATATTATTTATTAAGTATTCTTCTATTTTAATTTTTTCATATAAAGATTTAAAATAACTTTCTGGGTAATCATGCCCTGAACAGGATGGAGTTGTTGGTATATTATGGGAGTGTAAAAATTTTACGAGAGGAAGTAAATCTTTGTCTACTAAATCGTATCTAAAGTTTTTTGTTATTTTAAAGTCTCTATTATATTCCTTGAAGTAGTACCAGTCACTTAAGTTTGACTTATACCAGTATCCTCTATGAAAATCTGTATGAGGTACTAGATCTGTTCTTAGCATTATTTTTTCTTTCCGCCTTTCATATTAGCACACCAGTGGTACATTTTACCTTTTTCACCGCCGTACTTTTTAGCTTTAGCTCTTAAGGAAGAGACTGAGCCTTTACAAGATGCTCCAGACTTTTTAACTCTGCCGGGTCTTGACTTACCTTTCTTTTTACCGTCTTTAAAGTTTTCGGCTGCAAGAATCTCTCCTATAAGTTGTGCTAACGTTAATCTAGTCATCTCTTATAAATATTTAGAAATACTATAATATTGATTTTCGTTTATTTTGTAGCTCCAATTCGTCAAATAGAGGTTGATAATTATTCTTTTCATATTTTAAGCATCCAAAAA